AGCTTTACAGCTAATTGGTTATTAAATTGTGAGTATCCAATTGCAAAATTTATAAGAGAAGCAAGAGAGGTGCATAAGTTTCATGCAACATTTATTGATTCTATTTTAAAGTTTCAACACAATGGTCGTATCCATGCTGAAATACATCAATTAAGAGGTGACGGAGGTGGTACAGTGTCGGGTAGACTGAGTTATTCTAACCCAAATTTACAACAAGTACCTGCTAGAAATAAGGAATTAGGGACAAAGATTAGGTCTTTATTTAAACCTGAAACTGGGTTACAATGGGGTTCGTTTGATTATAGTCAACAGGAGCCAAGACTTGTAGTTCATTACGCATCTTCAATTGGTTTTCCAGGATCAGACAAACTAGTAGAGGCTTATGAAAAAGAAAACGCAGACTTCCACCAAACAGTTGCAGAAATGGCAGGAATCCCCAGATCTCAAGCAAAAACAATTAACTTGGGAATCTTTTACGGTATGGGTGCGAGAAAACTTTCCAATGAGTTGGGAATCGAAACCGACGAAGCCAAGTTACTTTTACAAGAATATAATCAGAGAGTACCATTTGTCAAACAACTAGCTAACAGATGCATGGAATCCGCAGAAAAATACGGATCTATACGGACCATACGAGGTCGTAAATGTAGATTCGATAAGTGGGAACCTATGGCCTGGGGTCTGTTCAAATCTGAAACCTACGAATCAGCAATTGAAAAATACGGAAAGAATAATATTAAACGAGCTGGGACTTACAAAGCATTAAATAGATTAATACAAGGTTCAGCTGCAGATCAAGTTAAGGTGGCTATGATTGAATGCTATAAAGCTGGTTATCTGCCTTTGATTCAAATACATGATGAATTATGTTTTAATGTAAGGCCAGCAAAAGATGCAGATGAAATAAAAAAAATAATGGAAGATTGTATTAGTGAACTTAAAGTCCCTTCTTTAGTTGATGTCGCTATCGGTAAAGATTGGGGATCTGCTCACGATTAAAAAGAGGGCATAAAACCCTTATACCAAATTAATGATTTTGAAAAAAATGTTAGTAAAGACTAAGTATCTGTTTGTTCTTCGTCTTTATCTATATCTAAAAGACCTGCTTTAGCATCAATCTCACTTTGTTCGTTGATCTTAACTCTAAGTCTTTTGATCTTTATGTCGATCCACTTCATATCAGGAGTTACTCTTTTTTGTTCTAACGCTTTGTTAGCCCATTGAGACTCCAGCTGTAGCTTCTCCGATATTAACTTTTGTAACATCGTTGACCTCCTCGTAAGTAACAAAACAACGATTTGGATCACAGAATCCTTCATCTTTAGGTTCGATTTTACCTTCAAAACCTTGTTTGAAGAACTCAACTAAAGCTCCAAAATCGTCATTAGCTTTAACTTCAGCATCGTAATACTTGCCTTTATAACGAACTTGTACACGATACGTCTTCATGTATGTAGATTAATGAAAATGGGACGAAAAGTCAAGTATTATGCAGGATTACCCTTTTTATCCGTGTTTGGTACTGCTTTACATTCAAATTTAACAACTATTTTACTGTTTTCTATGTATTCTTTAGTAAATTCTTCAGTTTCCTCTAATGATCTAAACGTGCTGTAAGCAACTCTGTATCCGTATTCTACACATTCTGAGTAACTATTGAACGTATATCCAGGTATGTGGTTACTTGGACAATTGTTCGACAGCATGCTGCACATATATAAAATTAAAATATATTTCATAAAGCTACCATACGAGTTATTTTATTACTTGACAATCATGATGTCAATACTATATTCATGGGACATGAAGAAATTGGTAGCTGAACAAACAACTGTAGATACGGAACTAAAAACCACCGACCAAGGATCAAGGTTAGATCTTAACGATGGTAATGTGCAACGTTTCTCAGTTGAGATAGATAGAGATTCTAAACAAATAAAACTATTTATTGGAACCAAAGAAAGTGATGTCATAACCATGGACGATCACACAAGGTTAGAAAGAATCTTTAATACTTTGCTCAATACCGTAAAGCAAAAGATTACTTTTTGGAAGGTAAATTAAATGAATGTATATAGTTGGAAAGAGCTTAATGCAAAAATTGATAGTCTCATCAAATCTGTGAAAGAATCAGAATTCAAAGATGATGATTTTATTGATATCATTGCTACACGGATAGCAGATATTACATTAGTGTTAGGTGAAACTGGATATAATTTATTTGATAAAACAATTGCAAAAAGGATGATCAATGCAGAAATTGAGAAATGATGAAGATATTATTAATTTTAGTCGTTATGTTTGTTTTGCTATGGCTATCTTTTCCGCGCACGATTTCCGTCTTGGTTCTGATGATGTTGATAGGGCTGACATGAGTTTAGGTAAAGGAGTAGATCTAAATCACCCTGTTATTAAATGGGTTAAGATGTTGATGGAAAATTATGACATTGGTGATTTGATAGATGAACATATTGTAGGTGAGGACCCACCACTTAACGATGCAGAATGTCAACAAAGATTAAAAAAGTTTTTTGAAGCTTTTGAACAAAAGACTGGGTACACACCAGAAAAGGCTATTAAAGATATACGTAGTTTTATGAATTAACAAGGAGAAACAATGACAAAAGAGAACGAAGCAAGAGCAAAAACAAAAAAGGTAGTAATTCAATTGGAAGATTGGATTGATAACATAGAAGCTTGGGAAGAGAATATCTATGCATTTATGGTGTATGGAAAAGATCTTTTAAAGTTTATGGTTGAGCAGCATCCTGAGACTAAGAAAGCATTTATGGATGCAAGAAAAACTACAAAAGGTAAAATGGAACGATCTCCAGATTATCCTTGTATGGTAAGTTTTACTGATGGTGAATACTTTGATCAACAAATTGATTCAAAGATAAAAGAAGCTGAGATTAAAACTTTACAAGAAATAAGAAGGCCATATGGTTGATCAAACTTTAGATGAAGTAAGGGCGGTGCAAGAGGCCAACAAAGGCCGACGGCACCTGGAACTTAAAAACACTTACAAGAGAAAAATATCTAACTTCATCAAAGAATGTTCTGTCCAAAGTTTAGAAAAAATAGTAACACTAATTGATAAGGAGGAAGATAAAAATGAACATAATGAGACATAAATCAGTTGCGGTACGCAAACCAGACTACGATGTTTTAAAAGGATTATGTGGCAAAGAACACAGAGGGCCTAGTCAATACATATCGCTATTGATTAAAAAGGAAGTTGAACGACGGGCGAAGGATCGTAAAATGACTCCAGAAGCTTACATAAAAAAGATTTTAAGCGATAAAAAATAGCACTTGTATTAAAATACAATTAAGAGTATAAGCAAGATAGTTGACGTACAACTATAAAAACGAATCATTTTCTATTTACATTTTTCATTTTAATAACAATAATTTAGGAGTATTTGTGGCTGAACTAGACAACGCAATAAAACTAATCGCTTCTCGTACCAATCGAGAAGAGTTTAATAAAATAAAATCTGTAATGTACGGATTGTTTTGTGGAGCTAGTTTTGGATTTGATGATAGTGGCATGGCCTTCAGAGTCCACCTTGATCAGATCCGCAATAAAACAGATAAGGAGAAACTTAATGCGAGAGTATTACGCGTAGTTAAGTGACTTAAATGAGGGCTGGGTGATCTCTTTTGTCATCTTTCAGAGCTACCATTCTGGCCCAGTCCTCGTTTAATTCATTACCATGTTAATCGAGGAGCTAAAAACAGGATATGAGTCTGAAAAAATATTACCAGAACAAAAATTATGGAGGGCTGTTCTCCAACGCGCTTTTGAAGATGTTATATATCCTGGTTTGGAAAGACCGTTGGTGGTACAGAAGTATAAGGCACACGGTTGGTTCTCTGATGGGGGTGACGATTTTAATACTGTCTGCTCTTTGGCTGGGCTTGATTACACTTACGTATACGACACTTACCAACGAATGGTAGATAATGAGCAGGTCTACTTCTCAAAAGATCAAATCAAATACATTAATTGGCGTAAAGAATATAACAGAAAAAGAAAAATTAGACTTTGAGTTAAAGTATAGAATAGTTAAACGGTCCACTAAAGAATGCAGTAAATGTGGAATTACAAAAAATTTACAAGAATTTTATTTTAAAGCTGGTAAAGAACGACTCCAGGCGGAATGCAGAACGTGTTTGAATACTAGTCGTATTGCAAAACATTCATCTAATCCATTGGAGTATATAGATTATCTTACAAAAAATTTAAGAAATAATAGCATACATAAAAAACGTAAAGAATCTAAATTGCAACGTCATGAGTATTTAGAAATATTTGAGCTGCAGTTTGAAAGGTTCGGTGTCCGTTGTCCATATTCAGGCATACAAATGACCTGGGAGCTTGGGTTAGGTAAAGCGAAGGAGACTAACATAAGTATTGATAGATTCGATTCTACGAGGCCGTATGAGTGGGGAAACGTGGTGTTTTGTTGTTGGTTCGTAAATCGTATGAAATATGATTATACAGATTTAGAGTTTATTGGAGCTTGTGAACACATTGCAAAAAATAAGGAAGGTTTTAGTGAGGTACGAAAGTATCTTAAAGAAAAGGCCCAGTGGGTGAAAAAAATCAACTAAAAAAACCACTGGGCCGAGAGGGAGTAATTAATACCCAGCTAAGTTTTATTCATGTGCTACCTCCATGTCAATAATTTATCACGAATCACGGACGACGGCAAACAATATAGTTTAGAATGGTTCTAAATTAGGATATCTTATAAGGTACAGTAAGGTACAGACAGTTATGATGTGAAAAATAGTACCGAGTACACTGAAAACAGGAAAATAGACTATTATCCTTATATACCAATGGTTATTCTTTCAGTGTAGTACCCTGAAAGTACACTGAATTTCAGACTACTATAAGTAACTCTACTGGTTAGGTGACCTTTTTTGTGGTAAGTATATATATTTAGATTATTATACCTATATAGATATTGAAAATTATGAATACTGTTGGAGCATTAAAGAAACGTTTAAAAGGAGCAGAGTTCTTAACACCAAAACAAAGAACGTTTGCTGAGTATTTCGTATCTAGATATCCAGACGTTACCAAAAAAGAGGCTGCTAAAGCTGCTGGGTACGCTGACAAAATTTGTGAGAAGACAGGTAGTTTATTAACTAATCCTGATAAGTATCCTCACGTGGTTGCTTACATTGAGAAGTTAAGAGATTCAGCTGCTAAGACTTATAAAGATCATTACAGACATCTCAG